GTGCCACAGTACCAGCCATGAAAGGCAGGTTGTTGGAACGACGGATGGAGATACCAGCGATCTCATACAGACCCTCACCACTGTTCAGGTTGCCCTGAGTGTTACCGTAGTCACGGTTGAGGATGTTGGTATCCACCTGGGAGATCAGAGCGTAGTACTGACGAGGAGACAGCACAGCGGTACGACCAGAGGTAGGCACGTTCTTCTCGTCCATGATCGAGGCAGCTTCAAAGAAGCTATCCACGAGAGCTTGAGCGTTGAACTCGTTACCAGCACCCAGCTTGATCACAGAACCACCGGGTTCGGGACCAGGCGATGCGGTGATGGGGTGAGCGGTACGTGCAGACTTAGCAATGACACGGAAGATCTTCTTATCATATGCTTCAGCCAGAGCGTGACCGATCTTTGCTGAGATCTCGCTCCTGAGCGAATAGTGAGCCAGGGTTTCGTCGAGATCATACAGGAAGGCAGAAGACACCAGGAGGTCATCCATGATGATGGTCTTCTCAGCCACCGGAGGATCACCAGACCCTAGGATTGGCGTCCCAGGTTGGTGGTAATCTGCCGTCATACGTCCGGTATAGATGAACTGCAGGGACTTACCGTTGCGGAGGCTACGGGTCTGCACAGTTCCTTTAGCGATGCAAGTGCTTTCGTAAGCCTTAATCATCTCACCACTGAACAGCTTCAGATAGGTGGCATACTTTGCATCGTAGTCAGCTCCGCCTTGGGTCAGACCAAGACCAGGAGTTTTGTTGATATTACCTACAGCGGTAATACCCATGTCGTTGTTATTAGAACCGTAGGTACGGGTTTGTCCCGTGTTCGATTCGGTGTAGGAGTTACCCTCTTGAGACCAAGCCATTGTTTTAAATGATAATGTTAATGTTTACTTGTCTCTAACGTTAGAAAATTTTTTGTGATATTTTTGTAGGTCTATCCCTACCGTCTAGACGGCTAGAGGTGTCGGCGTACCGGCTCTAACCAACGACCCACATGGGACTTGAACCCATGATACTACCGTGACAGGGTAGCGTGATAACCACTTCACCAGTGGGTCAGAAAGGGACCCGAAGGTCCCGATAAGATCAACCGATCTCTTTATACACTACACCACGGTAGCGGAGTGCATCAGTATGATAGCGCTCAGCTTTCTTTTTCTGTGATGCAAGGAAACGAATGAGATTGATAGACATAGTAGTTCTCCGTAGACCCGTGCCCCGTTCCATGCACGGCAGATATGCGTCTCAGTTAAGAGATGAACGTACGAAGATTAGCCGATGGCAGGTGCCGTCAGCGCCACTGGTGTGGTCTCAGCAGATGCCAAGTCCAGTGGGAAGTTGTGGGCATTGCGTTCATGCATGACCTCCATGCCGAGACCAGCTCGGTTCAGGATGTCCGCCCACGTGTTGATCACATGACCATCACGGTCTTGGATCGACTGGTTAAAGTTGAAACCATTCAAGTTGAAAGCCATGGTAGATACACCAAGAGCAGTAAACCAGATGCCAACAACAGGGAAGGCTGCCAAAAAGAAGTGCAGACTACGGCTGTTATTAAAAGAAGCGTACTGGAAAATAAGACGACCAAAGTATCCATGAGCGGCTACGATGTTATAGGTTTCTTCCTCTTGTCCAAACTTGTATCCATTGTTATGTGACTCTTGTTCAGTTGTCTCACGAATAAGTGAGCTGGTAACAAGAGAGCCGTGCATAGCACTAAACAAAGCACCGCCGAAGACTCCAGCAACTCCCAGCATATGGAATGGATGCATAAGGATGTTATGTTCAGCCTGGAAGACCAGCATGTAATTGAACGTGCCAGAGATACCCAGCGGCATTGCGTCACTGAAGGATCCTTGACCAAAAGGATAGACAAGAAAGACGGCGCTTGCTGCTGCAACAGGTGCAGAGTAAGCAACGAAGATCCAGGGACGCATCCCTAGTCGATAGCTAAGTTCCCACTCTCGTCCCATGTAAGCATAGATGCCAATGAGGAAGTGGAAGACTGTGAGCTGGAACGGACCCCCGTTGTAGAGCCATTCATCAAGTGAACTAGCTTCCCAAATTGGGTAGAAGTGTAGTCCGATGGCATTGCTGCTCGGTACGACGGCTCCCGATATGATGTTGTTCCCATACATGAGGGAACCTGCGACTGGTTCTCGAATTCCATCGATGTCAACTGGTGGTGCTGCAATGAATGCAGTGATAAAACAAATGGTTGCTGCTAGCAGGGTAGGAATCATAAGGATACCAAACCAACCAACATACAACCGGTTATTAGTGCTGGTTACCCAGCGACAGAACTCCTCCCAAGTGGAGCGGCTCTGTTGTTGTGAAATAATTGCGGTCATTTAAATTAAGAATGCATTGAACCGACCCACCCACCGCATAAGTTTACTTCTTGATCTTCACACAGTTGTTGACGCGTGTGCCGCCTTTGACTTTAGTACCAGACTTTTTGTATCCCTTCCAACAGGAAGGATCCAGGCGAGTCTTGGTTGCCTTTTTCTTCTTAGCCATTAGCATTTCCATTTGCGGAGAGCAAGTGCCTTACGAGTAGGCTTACCATTCTTTTTCATTGGTCCTTTGACTCCTGACATCCTGGCACAGAAGGACTTCTTACGAGGTCCTCCGCCAGGTTGGGGTGCTTTCAGGTTAGAACCTGTCGCCTTATTATACTTGGCACGACCCTTAGCAGTGAGACCACCACTACGAGACTTGTGTGTACCCATCTTAAGTGACACGTTCTTCTTAGCCATTACCAGATACCGGGAATGATCTGTCCGGTGAGTGCATAGGCACCGAGAGCCGCCATGACGCCAAGCATAGCGAGACGACCATTAAGCTTTTCAGCCTTTTCATTGTGAGTTTCAGTTACATCCATAATAGTCATTGGTGGTTCTTTTGCATAAAGGTTGGCGCGACCGCCATCTTCGATAACGTAAGTCATTAATAATTGATGTTAGATCGTTCGAGTTTAGAGAAGACATCCTGTCGATACGCTGGGTCACGGTCATACCGTGGGTCAGACATGGCTTGTACGACTTCCTGCTGACTGCGGAACACATCAGCCTGTGGCTGTGCTGCCTTACCAGTCAACATCTGTCCTTCAAATCCATTTTGTTTCTCGTACTCAGCCTTGAGTCCTGCGACTGCCAGCTGAATCATACGGAGGTCTCCAGTCTCAACGATGTTATCATAAGCAGTGATGAAGCTATCGTCAAGTGATTGTGCTGCCCATTGTGTGAGCTGATCATAACCCTCATCTCCACCAGCCATGTTCTTAATCTCATTGGCTTGTGAATCAGTCAGGTCTTGACTTTGAGGTTGCTGACCCTGCATAGAAATGTAAGCAGAGATCAGCTCATTGCTGTCTAGCTTGCTCAGTTCCTCCAGGGTCTCGGCGCTAACCTGTCCATCATTAGCATAGAATTCTTCTGATGCTTTGTTCAGTAGTTCAAAGTTAGGGTTCTCTTCTACTTCTTCTTCGGCGGCTTGCTCTTCTTGCACCCGCACTTCGTCTGTTTCAGATTCATTGGATTCTCCAAGTTTCTTTTGCAGTTCAATGTAGGCTTGTTCCAATGCTTCTGCATCTTTGAACTTACCTGCTAGCATCTGTTGTTGTTCAGCTTCAGCCTGTTCGCCGATGGCGATAGCTTCCTGTTCCTCAGGAGAGAACTCAGGCTGATCAGCTGGGGTGGGATCATACGTCAGTGTAGCCATTAGCAGTTTCTACTTTAAGTTTACCGAGACCAACGGTCTCAACATAGTTAGGTGACCTACCCAATGTGGGTGTGCCTACCTTAGGTTTTGGAGCATACTTATTAGGCTCCGGTGTCTCCACCTTAAGCACTGGTTTCTCAGTGGGTGGGTGCTCGACAGTCTCAGAGGTGCGGGGTGCCTCAACCGTATCAGGCTTGCGGCGGGACCTGCGCCTCTTCGGTGCCGGCTTCTCCTGTGCTTCCATTCAATAACTCCGGGTTCTTACTTGGATCCATCATCGGTGCACCTGCAAGTTGACCAGCTTGATCCATGAGGGACTGTTGCTGTGCCATCTGTGCTTGCTGCTGCTGCTCTTGCTGTACATCACTGACACTCTTGACGAGGTTCAGATAGTCAATGCCTTGTGCTGCAGCCAGACGCTTGATGTATTCATCAGGGTTGATGAACTTAGCCAGGGTCTCAGGACCCATAGTCTGTGCAATGGTT